AACTTTAGATACTTTAAAAAAAGCTAAAAACGGATTTAATTTTAATTCTAATAAATTAGATTACATAGCTCAATTTTTAGGAGTAGGGGCAAAGGTTCAACATAGAGGTTTTGATATGTGGAAAGATGTTTTAAAAGGCTCTAAAGAGGCTATGCGTGAAATGGTAGTTTATTGCGAGGGAGACATTATAGTATTAGAAGATGTTTTTTTGACAATGCAAAATTATATTAAACCAAATACACACGCTGGAGTATTAGGAGGAAATTTAAAATATAGTTGTAGTTGTTGCGGTTCAGAAAATGTAACTTTGATTAAAAATAATGTTACTGCTTTAGGAACTATTAAAAGACTTATGCAATGTGATGACTGCGATAGCACTAACGAAATAGGTAATTCCGCTTATATGAATTATTTAAAATTTAAAACAAATAACTTTATATGAAAATACAAATCGAGGCACACAAAAAAAAGCATACTTTCGAATGTGATTATGATGACTTAACAACAGAAGAAATAATTGAAATAATTACAAATTTATTAATATGTGCAGGTTATGATTATCAAAATATTAAAGATAAATTACAATGAGTGATATAACAAAATGTACCGGTTTTAATTGTCCGTTAAAAGACAATTGTAAAAGATATAAAGCAATAGATGGAATGTGGCAAAGTTATTTTACAGAGCCACCTTATAAAGATGGGGAATGTGAGTTTTTTTGGGGTGCAGAAAGTGAAAGTATTTTAAATCAATTAAAGAAAATTACTTTAGGTTGTTTAATCTTAACTTTATTTTCTTGCGGAAGCGTAAAAAAGTCAAGTTCAGTTATCGAGGAAAATACGACAACTGAAACCGATATAACAAAGTTTAGTAATTCGTTTACTTTAGAGCCTGTAAATTTAGATAAACCTATTCTTTTAGGAAAAGATACGATTTACAATACAAGAGTTATTTATAACAATTCTAAAGAAGTAATTAAGGAAAAGCAAAACGTTGATTTTAAAGAAGAAAAAAAAGCTAAAGAGGTTGACTATTCAGAAACTATTAAAATAGTCGCAAATCGCTTTATTTGGCTTATTGGGATACTATTTGTACTAATGTTTATATTGAATTGGATAAAAAATAAAACCACTCTATTTTGAGTGGTTTTTTATTACGAGTTCTATGTAATTTCTTTCGTAATATTTTAAACCACATACGCATTTTTCTTTTTTATCTTCACAAGAATAAAAATCACATTTATTTGTATATGCATTTATTATTTGTTCTTGCTCTTTTAAAATGTAATAATTTTCAATTTCTTTAATAATTAATCTTAAAGTAGCTTCTAAATATTTGTAAATATCTTTTGATTTTTCTTTATCTTCAATTTCTTTTAATGCTTCTTTTGAAGTTGTAAGAGTATCAAATAAATCCTCTTTTAATTCTTGCATTGCTGTTTTCATAATTTATTTATTTTGTGTTGATTTTAATTTTACTATAATCTGGTCTTTTAAATTCAGAATCAACTTCTTTTAATAAGTGAATAGTTTTGTTATAACCTATTTCTTCAACTATTTTACCTATAAAAAATTCGTGTCTTAATTTACTTAATAGTAATTGTTTTTTTAAAAGTTTAATTTCTTCCATATTTATTTATTTAATTTTTAACAAATGATTGGCGAGATTAAAACCATCGCCAATCAGACTGTTAGCGGAGATGCTGGAATGCGAACAGACGAGCCTTTTCCAAGTATTCATTTGCTTTTTTTCTAACACCTTCACGCCATTTATTACTTCTTAGATTGTATTTTACTGGTCGAGTTTCAAAATCTTTGTCAATACTAACTGAATGTGAAACTCCACCACCTGTTTTTCTTGAATAAATTGAACCTAAAAATGCATCGAAAAAACTATTTTCTTCCATAAATTCTTCAAGTTCAACTTGACCAGCCCATTTACCTGCTTCAAAAGCCAACAATAAGGCAGCATCTACAACTTCACGATTGTAAGCACCATCCGCTAACAATTGTTTGGCGCTATTGCCAGTTTCGGCATCAAATAAAGTTGGTTGTGTATTTGTTATCATAGTGTTTAATTTAAAGTTTTGGTTATTTTAATGGCAACAGACGCCAAGCAATCGCCCGTTAAACCAACTCCCACGCCTTAACCTCTATTTGTTTAAACTCTTTATCTAACTTTAATTGTAAGTCTAAACAAGCTTCAATTATTACTTTATTTTTAATAGGTATTTCAGTTCTAAAATAATACTCTATTGTAGAAGGTTTTACGTGTAATTTCCTTGCCATATTATCGACAAATGATTTTCTGTCAATTAGTTGTTGTAGTTTGTGTATCATAGTTTATTTATTTCGTTTTTTACTTCTTGCCAATATAATATAGGATTTGGTTCTCCATTTTGCCACATTGTTTGTTCTTTAATTAATTCATCAACTGCTATTAATGCACTTTCTTTCGCTAATTGATTCCAATAAGTTAAAACATCAACACCTAACTCATTGTTAAATTGTATTGATTTTTCTTTTGTTTCATCATCTGTAGTCCATTCTACATTTTCTGCTAATTGATAATACTTATCTACTAACTCTTTTGCTTTTTCTTTTGGTTCCATATTTTTAAGGTTATACGTTTAAATTAATTTTTTATTTTAAGGCTATAGCTTTAAATTTCCACAAATATACAAACTATTTTAATATAAATAACATAGTAACGTTATTTAGAATAAATATAAATTAACTTTATTGTGTTGTTTATCTAAAAAAAGATATTATATTTGCTCTATCAAAATAACAAATTATGAAAACAATTATCTTTTTATCAGTTGCAACTATCGGAATGAGTACCGATAATTTTTTAGTAATGACAGGTGCATTATTAATTTGTGGAATATTAATCTTTAAAAAACAATAATTATGAAAACACTTTGGAAAAAATTAAGCAAGGAAAACAGAGAAAAAATTAAGTCAAGTCCTTACAAGTATTTATCAACTAAATTGCAATGTCAATTAAAAAGTGAGGTTGCGTGGACTAACTTACGATTTGAAAGCATTATATTCTTAATGCAAAACACAACAGGAGAAAAAACACTTATAGAAAACGTAGATAAATTATTTGATAATGAATAAGTATATAGTATATTATTGGCGGTTTAAAAATGATGATTGTGTAGACTGCGAAAAGATAATCGAGGCATTGAATTTTGATGCAGCTTATAACCATTTTAGAAGTAACAACCCATTTGTAAAAATTAGAGAAATAAAAGAAATATTATGAAACTAACAATAGAAGTAATTGATGGTCGTTGGACTATCAATGGAAAGTCATTTCAAGAATTAACACCAAACGAAAAAAACGCTCTCGACCAATTTATTAAATCTTACGAATAATGATTGATATAATGAAATGTTTAATAGAACAAGAAAATTTAAATTTAGCAGTAGAAAAAATAAAACAAATGACATATTTAGACGAAACATTAAAAACACCACAACACTACGATAATAGTAAAGGCACACTTTACAAAGTAGCAACCGAGAGAGGCTGGAACTCTTATCTTTTTGACATAGTTAAAAGATTAGAAAGAGCCGAAAAGAAAGGAGAATTTAAAACAGATTTAGAAAAAAGTATTAACGTTATTAAATTATGGTTAAAAGAAAATGAGAACTAAAGAAACACACAACGCATTAGAATTGCTTTTAACAGCTCAATTATTTATTGACATATTCGACAACTACGAACTAAAAGGGATTGAAAAGAAGTACGGTAAAATGTTTCATACAGCACTTGAAAAGAAAACTATTAAACATTATAACGAAGTTTATAGAAAAGATAATGAATTTGCCTTAAATAGTTTAAACATTAAAGAGCGAATGATTACGCAAATTGCAGAATTAAACGAAGCTGATGCTATTCTATTAAGTGAATTTATTAATAAGTTTTACGAAAATATAGAAATAGCAAGAAAAAAAGGAGTAGTATTTTTTGATAAAATTTTGTAGTTATGAAAAATCAA